CTCCGGCGTCCGCCTCGCGACGGTCCCGGACTGGTTCCCCTTCCCGTCGCATGTCGGCTCGCTCGGGATGGCGCGTCAGGACCTCCCGAGGATCCACGCCGACGACCGGGAGGCCCTCGTCTCCTTCCTCGCAGCGCGCGGGATCGGCTCGAGGCCGGAGCGGGCCCGGCCGGACGCGTACCGGCCGGCGCAGGACGGCTACTCGGCCGGCAACCTCGAGGTCGCCCGGGTCCGGAAGACCAACGACCGGCCGATCGTCGTCTCCTCCGACCGCTACGTCCTCGACGGCCACCATCAGTGGTTCAAGACCCTCCTCGACACGCCCCTCGAGATGCTCGACGCCGTCGTCCTCGACGCCCCGATCCGCCGGCTCGTCCGGGAGGCCGCCCTCTTCCCCGGGGCCGAGCGGGTCAACGCCGTCCCGGACCTCGACGTCCTCGTCGCCGCGATCTCCTCCGGTCGGATCTCCTACGCCTCCGGGGTCTTCTCGGGGCGGTTCTCGGCGGCCCTCTCGCGTGCCCTGCGGTCTGTGGGGGCACGGTTCGACCCGGCCGCCAAGGTCTATCGCGTGGACCCGAGATCGCTCCCCTACGGGCTCCGGGGGGCCCTTGCCGAGGCGCGCATGCGATCGGAGCGGCTGCACAAGGGGATCGCGGACCGGGCGGCGGAGATCGGCGCGCAGGTGTCAGCTTTTCCGACGCTCGGCCTCGACCTCGAGCGGTACACCCGCCGGCTCCTCGGGGAGCTCGAGCGCCGGTTCCGGGCCTCCCTCGCGGAGGCGAAGCGGGCGACGCCGGCCGCGGAGGCGATCGCCGTCCCTCCCGACTTCTCCCCGACGATGGTCGCCGACATCCGGGACACGCTAACGCACAACCTCGAGCTCTCGATCAAGACGTTCACGGACGAGGAGGTCCTCAAGGTCCGGGAGCTCGCGGAGGCGAACTGGGTCGCCGGCGGCCGGGTCGATCTCCTCCGGGAGATCATCGAGGAGCGGTTCGCCGTGACGCGGCGCAAGGCGAAGTTCCTCGCGGTGCAAGAGACGTCGATGGTCGCGAGCGAGTTCGCCCGGGCCCGCGCGCAGGAGATCGGGAGCTCGGAGTACGTCTGGCACTGCCGTCAGGACGATCGGGTCCGGCCCGACCACCTCGAGCTCGACGGGACGACGCAGTCGTGGGATGACCCGCCGGTCGTCGACCAGCAGCACGACCGGCGCGCGAACCCGGGGATGGATTTTAACTGCCTACCGGGAGATGCCCGAGTGGAGTTCCTCGACGGAATAAAAAAAGCGTTCCGCCGTTGGTATCACGGCGAACTGACCGAAATCGTCACGGATTCTGGCAAAACGCTCCGAGCGACACCGAACCATCCGGTTTTGACGCGACGCGGCTGGAAGCCGATATGTGCGCTCAACCAAAGCGATGAGGTCGTCGAGATTGCCGAGCAACGCCGAGTCTCTGTAGAACCCGAGGATCAGGACGGTATACCCACGATCACGGAGATATTTGAAACGCTCCGGAAAGCGGGCGAAGGATACGCGTTCCCAGGGAAGACGGACCAGTTCCACGGCGATGGTTCCGACGGCGATGTCGATATTGTAAGACCCGCAGGGGCGTTGAGGGTCAACCGGAAGACCGCGCTCCTCGAGCGCCCTCGCGAGCTCGTTCTCGCCAAAGCCCGACTTGTGGCATCGAGTTTGCGCCTGCTTCTCACGAATAGTCGACCATTTTTCCCGCGGTATTGCTTTCAATCCGGCGCGGAACCCGCTAGTCAAGGCGCGGCGTTCATCCAACGTCATCCGGCTCATCCTGAGACGATTGGCCTCCGATCCATTGCGTATAGCAACCCCGGCTTCCACCAAGCGACGGCGGATCACGACTCTGCCGTATCCCGTCCGCTTCGAGATCGCGAGCTCACTCTCGCCCCCGACGTAAGCGTCGATGATCGGTTGTGGATCGAGCTCAAGGCGCTTTCCGGATTTCGCTTTACCCGAATCGTTAAGATCTCGCGGTCTAGGTTCGTCGGCCATGTGTTCAACCTTGAGACCGATTCCGGATATTACGCAACGGGAAACCTCGTTGTCTCTAACTGCCGCTGCGTCGCCCGGCCGATCCTCAACTTCGCCGCCCGGAGGGTCGCCTGATGGCCGAGATCCACCCGAACATCGAGCGCGCGAACTCCCTCCAGAGGGAGATCGACCGCGCCCTCGCGGCACGCAAAAGGCTTGACGATGCCATACTCCGGCGACAAGACGCTCTTCGACGATTGGCTACGCCGCCCGCGTTGCGGGTTCCGGCCTCTCCTCCCCTCCGGTGATTGTTCACCCTACTCGAGCCCATCGTCGCCGCCACTAAACCCGCGCCCGGGGAGATCCCGGTCTCGGAGGAGTGCGGCCTGATCCTCGGCTCGGTCGGCGTCGAGCGGCTCAACATCGCGGAGACGGGGAAGCGGTTCAAGGCGTGGTTCATGACGCCCGGCGTCGTCAACTACGAGGACCTCCCGAACGGCGGGAAGGAGTTGATGCGCAAGGAGACGATCGACGACGCGCTCGAGACGCTCGTCGGCGCGCCCCTGACGCTCGGGCACGTCCCGACGAACCTCTCGCGCGACGAGCTAATCGACCGCAAGAACGGCGAGGTCGACAAGGTCGGCTTCGACGCCGAGAAGGGCTGGCACTACTGCGAGGGGACGATCGAGACCGATCAGGCGCGCGACGCGATAAAGAGCGGCCACGGGATCTCCGTCGGCACGCGCGTGATCCGCTTCGGCCCCGGCGGGAGCTGGCTCAACAACGCCTTCGACCGCGAGATCACGAAGCTCCGGTTCCACCACCTTGCGATAGTTCCTCCCGAACAGAAGCCGCGCTATGAGGACGCGGCGATCCGTCTAAACTCAACCCGAAAGCCCATGAACATAGCGAAGCTGATCAAGAAGATCGTCGCCGGCGACAAGACCTCCGAGCAAGCCTCGGATCTCCCGCTGGACGCGAAGCTCGACCTCGGCGAGGGGCGGACCGCCTCCGTCGCCGAGATGCTCGAAGTGGAGCGCAACAACCACTGCCACGCGGTCTCGCCGGACGACTACATCGAGCACGAGGGCGTCCGGTACCACGTCGGGACGCTCGTCCATCATTTCCGGCAACATTGCTCGATGGGGCACCATCAGCTCGAGGCCGAGCGGCCGCACGCGGGCGAGACGCCCGAGGCGTTCGCCGCCCGCCGGGTCAAGGAGACGGCCGACGCCGTCACCGCCGCGAAGGCGGACCTCGACAAGGCGACCGAGCGCGCGAACGCGAAGGACGCGACGGAGGCCGAGAAGAAGGCCGCCGCGGACGCGAAGGCGCGGCACGACGAGGCGACCGAGGCCGCCGCAGCGGCGACCGAGCGCCTCAACTCGCTCAGCGCGATCGACGCCAAGGTCAAGGCGGCGAACGAGGCCCAGAAGGCCGCGGAGGACAAGCTCGCCGAGGCCGAGAAGGCGAAGACCGACGCCGAGGCCGCCCGCAAGAACGCGGAAGCCGAGCGCGACAACGCCAAGCGGCGCGCCGGGATCGAGAGCTTCTCGATCCTCGCGACCGCCGCCGACCGCGGCGCGATCAAGCGCACGTTCCCGGCCCCGAGCGGCGGGATCGCAAACAAGCTCGAGAAGGGCCGGAGGCTCTTCGGAGGCGCGGCCGTCCCCTCGACCGCCGGAAAGAACTGACGCCCCGCGTCGATCAACCGCAACCACTCAAGGAGATAACAACCTATGTCACTGCCTAGCCTGAACCAGCTCCAGTTCGCGCAGACCGCCATCCTCGGGATGGCCGCCGAGCAACCGATCGACACGGTCACGTGCCAGATCAACCCGAACACCACGGCCGCGTACATCACGGCCGGGTGCGCGGTCAAGCTAATCGCCAACACCGGCCCGGAGAAGGTCGTCGACGTGACGACCGGCCCGACGGACGGCCCGGTCTTCGGCGTCATCGCCTACAACCCGCGCTTGAACGTCTACACCGCGGGGCTCCACGTCGAGGTCCACACGGACATGAACGTCCTCTACATGTGGAGCTCGGCCGCGATCAACCGGGGCCAGCGCGTCTCGGTCACCAACCCGGCCTCGAGCGCCGCCGCGCCGACGGTCGCCGCGGACGTCTCCGCCGGCGACTACACGGTCGGGGTCGCCGAGACCCAGTGCTCGGCCGCGAACCAGTTCATCAAGGTGCGGGTCAAGCCCGCGCTCAACGTCTCCATCTCGGGGACGGTGTACTCGCTCGTCTCCCCGTAACCGACGCCGACCCTCAACAACTAAGGAGAACCAAAAATGCAAAAGTCTATCTTCTACGAGTCGACGGGACGGGTGGTCACCGATCGCGACGAAATCAACGCGATCGAGGACGGACAGGTCGCGGAGTTCAAGGACGCAGTCGTCCGAGACAACACGGTGCTTATGCCCCGTGAGCTCGAGGACGGCGCGATCGGACGCCGCTCGGTTTGGCGCAACGCACGGGAGCAGGACGGCTTCGACCGCAACAACGCGGTCGGTGACGTCGTCGACGCCGCGACTGGCTACCAGGTCGCCATCGACACGCTCACGTACATCAAGAAGCAAACGACCGACCAGAAGTTCTACGAGGAGCCCCCGGCGGACTACATGCCGCTGGTCGTCGGCGAGGGAGCCTTCTCCAACCAGCTCCTGACGAACCGGACCTACTCCAACGCGGACGACTTCGAGAGCGGAATCCTCCGGACGGGCGCGAGCGACGCGCACGTCACCGAGGCGGACATCGCGATCGACGGCGTCACGGTCCCGGTTGCCAACTGGGCGAAGACGATCGGCTACACGATCTTCGACGTCGAGATGGCGCTCCGCGCGAACAACTGGGACATCATCGAGAAGAAGCACTCGGCGCGGAAGAAGAACTGGGACCTCGGGATTCAGAAGACCGCCTTCCTCGGCGTCTCCTCGAATCAAACCGGGTTCCCGGGCCTCCTCACCAACCCGAACGTGGTCACGAACACGGGCCTGATTACGTCCCTGATCAACTCGATGACGGCGAGCGCGCTCCAGACTTTCGTCTCGAGCCTGATCGACACCTACTTCGCGAACGCGAGCTCGGCTTGCTTGCCGAATACGTTCGTGATCCCGTATGCCGATTACCTCGGCCTGACCGTCCTCACCCCGGGGACCGTCGGCACCTTCCCGGTCCCGATGATCAAGTACCTCGAGGAGGCGTTCAAGGCGGCCGTCGCCCGGAAGGAGAAGAACTTCCGGATCATGCCGTGCGCTTACTGCGACACGGCTAACAACCCGCTCGGGCTCCACTATTACCTCCTCTATCGGGACGACCCGACCGACATGCGGTTCGACGTCCCGGTCCCGTACACGACCACGCAGCCGAACTCCTTGAACAACTTCTCGATCCAGGACGTCGGCTACGGGCAGTTCACCGGGCTCAACGTCTACCGGAACCTCTCGGTCCTCCGGTTCACGTTCTGAGGAAGCCTCCCGAACGAATCAATCAACCGGGGCCGGCGGCTTCCACGCCTCCGGCCCCTCAACGCCACAACCAACCAACGACATCAATGCCTCCATCACCATCGCCTAGAAAAGCAACCGCGGCCGCGACAACGCCGGCCGCTCCCGCGCTCGCCGTCGCCCCCGTGGCCGCCGAGCCGGATCGGAACGAGCTCGTCTCGATCTTCAACAACAACCCGCCCGGCGGGGACTTCGTTCACGCCATCTACGAGGACGTCAAGCGATCCGACGGCACCATCTCCGCCCGAAAGGTCGTCGCGGAATACCGCGCGCCCGGCCGCGACTTCTCGAACGTCCCGCGGTGGGTCGCCGACCTCTGGAAAAAGCAGTTCCCGGGGGTCATCCGCGACGGCGCGGAGGTCTCCCGCGGGGGCCGCGCCGCCCCGGTCGCCAACGAGCGCGTGAGCGCCCTCGAGGGCGAGAACGCGGAGCTCAAGAAGCGCCTCGACTCGCTCGAGGCACTCATCGCGGAGCTCCAAGGCGCGCCCGGGGGAGCGCCGAGCAAGACGTGACGTGTCGTTCTCATTCCCCAGCGTCGATGACTTCAAGGACCAGTTCCCCCGGGACTTCCCCTATGCGGTCCCGGCCTACGGCGCGCTCGCGCACGCCGTCCTGACCGCGGGCGCGGTCTCCTCGTTCGTCGTCGACGATCCCGGCCAAGGCTACAAGGAGCCGCCGACGGTCGTCCTCGCCAACGCCCCGGGTGACACCGGGGCGGGGGCGGCGGGGACGGCCACGGTCTCCGGGGGCAAAGTCACCGCGATCGCGGTCTCCGCGCCCGGCGCGGGCTACGGGCAGGCCCCGCTCGTCTCGTTCACCGGCGGGGCCGGCGACGAGACGAACTCGAAGCGCGTGACGGACGACGATATCGCCGGCGGAATCCTCGACGCGCAGTTCAACGTCAACCCGGGGCTCTTTCCGAGCCAACAGATGTTCTCCCGCGCCTTCCTCTACCTCGCGGCCCACGAGATGATCGAGAAGCTCCGGATGGCGGCCGCGGGCGTGCAATCGCAGTACTCGTGGCTGACGGTCGCGAAGTCGGTCGAGGGCGTCTCGCAGACCTTCGAGATCCCGCTCGTCGTCTCCGAGAACCCGTTCCTCGCGGCCCTCTCGACGACCCGCTACGGGCTCCAATACATCAAGATCATCTCGCCGCTCCTCGTCGGGAACATCCACGCGGCCGAGACCTACACCAACCCGTGATCGCCGCCTCCGTCAACGTCTCGAAGGGACCGCTCGCCGCCCTCGCGGAGCAGATCCGGAGCGCCGGCGACGCCTACGTCAAGGTCGGCATCCTCGGGGCCTACTCGCGCCGCGGCCGCGGCGAGGTCGGCGTCTCGCGCTGGCTCGGCAAGGGCCGGAAGCTCGCGACGTGGTCCGCGGGGCAGGGCCGCTACTTGACGAACGTCGACATCGGCGTCTTCCACGAGTTCGGAATCCCGGGCCGGCTCGCCGAGAGGAGCTTCCTCCGAACCCCGATCCTCTCGCGGCTCGACGACGAGCTCGCGAAGACCTCGACCAAGAACTGGCAGAGCCTCCTCGTCCACGGCGGCGTCCTCGGCCTCCTCGGCCTTATCGGGCAGTCCGCCCTCAACGTCGTTCACGACGCGTTCAACACGGGTGGCTTCGGCCGCTGGCAAAAGCTCAACCCGAAGACCGTG